GGAAAGGTCCCGGGTAAGCTGATGTACAATAGTGGATACCATTTCCAGATGACTGAGTTCGTTTGTACATAGATGTTATCATTAATTAATTTGATTGAATTCTGGGGAAAATATCCAGGACAAAGGTGGCTTCGTTCCCCATCCGGAAAGCATTTTTGACATCCTTCGTATAATTGACCCTCTCGATCAGTTCTTTTAACATTTTGTTCTTCGCAGCAGTGTCTAAACTCCAATAAATTTCAAGAAGGTTCTCACATCTTGGAATGAAAGAGGACTGTTGATCAATAAGCTCTTTGTCATGCCTGATTTCTTCTTTTAGACATTCTATAGAATCCTGACAGGAATTAATGGAGGATGCGATTGAGTTAGATCGCTCCAGAAAAACTTCAGTCGTATAGATTCCCTGTTCGAGCAGATCATACTGCTTCATCTTCTGTACATTCAATTTCTCCAGTTCATGCTCTTTCTCTGCAATTAATTTTTTTTTAGATTTAACAGCGTTGTTAATGTCCGGACCGGGAACAGCATCATTCAGCCGGTATTCGTCAACAAGATCCTGAATGCCATTTAACACAGCTCTTTCCACAAGCGACAATTTGCTGCTTACAGTAGAACAGGAGGTGTAAGAACACATAAGTGTGTCATCCTGACCGCGTTTCTGATAAGGCCGCCGAACCATGGCGCGACCACATTTGCTGCAGTACACAATTCCGGCAAGAGGATTTTTTATCGTGTTCTTAATACTGATCGGACGCGGAGGGTTCTTCTTCCGGATCTGCTGTACGGAATCATACATTTCTTTGGATACGATTGCCGGATGCCGGCCGGGAAATAAGAGTATATCATCCTCTTTAGATCGTGGACGCGACTGCGTGACCACACCATCCTGAATTGCCTTGACAGTTTTTCGACCATTCCAGCGGATCATTCCGGCGTATACAGGATTGGCAAGAACATCCTGGACACTGATCGGAACCCAGTCTTTTCCGGAAGGAGATTTGATTCCCATATCGTTGAGCTTTCGGACAATCTTTGAAACACCGATTCGGTCACCGGATGCTCCGGAATACAAAGAATAGATCATTTTAATAACTTCGGCCTGCTCCGGAACCGGCTGGAGAGTAAAACCTTTTTCGCCACGCAATTTGACACGTTCGTATCCATACGGAGGTCTGCTTCCACAATACTTTCCTTCTTTGACAGAAGAAATCCTTCCGGCATTTAAACGCCGCTTGATAGTTTTATACTCACGTCTGGACATGAAAAGACCGAACTCGAAGTATTCCTCATCAAATTCGTTATCAGGATCATAAGTTTTTGTTGGAGTAATAATCTTTGTATCAGAAAACTGGAAGGCTCTGGATACAACACCCTGATCAATTGTGTCGCCTCTGGCCAGACGTTCTACCTCTACAACCAGGACACCATCCCACGAACCAGCTTCGACTTCTCGAAGGAGCTGCTGCATAACTGGCCGGGCAGAGATAGTTTCTCCGGAAACAATTTCCCTGTAAATAGCACCGACATTATAATTACGGCTTCTGGCCAGATCGAGAAGGATTCGTTCGTGTCTAGCCAGGGTTTCACCTTCACCTCTTGCTTCAGCCTCCCGATCAGCGCGGGACTTTCTTAAATAGATACATACATTTTCAAGACTCATAGCACACCTCCGTGATATTTTATGTAAAAAAGGGTATAAAAAATGCACCTTTGCAGGTGTAAATAAATATGCTATAATTCTAACTGTCCAGGAAAGAATTGAGCATTCACAACTGCAAAGATTCTTGAAAAGCCGTCCTTGTTACCAGCAGGGGCGGTTTTTATTAATTTTCAGAAATTATATCATAAAAAACATTTTCTGGAATAATTTCAATATCGTAGCCATCAAGCTTTAATTTTTCAGCTTTCTTTTGCTTTGAACTTTTTCCAGCTTTAATTGATTTGCAATAATCATTATTGCCTAAAATCAAATAATTGGTTTTCTTAGTTACATTATCAGCATTTTTACCTCCGAGATCAGCAACAATTTGCATTGCTTCTTTACGTACCATTTTTTCAAGTGTTCCGGTAAATACGCATACTTTTCCGTATAATAAATTAGATGTATCAAATTCGGTTTTAGAAGTGCTAATATCGTTGGCTTTAACGCCATGCCTGGAACGTTCGAACGCATCGTTAAATGCATCTATGGATTTAAAGTTCTCTAAAATCTCGTTGATAAGGCACACATAGCATTTTGAAGTAATTTCTACATCTGCTAATGCTCTATGAGCATTTTGATAATCAAGATTATAGTATTGAACTAAATCTGACAATTTATGGTGAGAAAAATCTTTATGAATACGTCTGGAAAGCTTCATAGTATCAATAAAATCGTTAGATAAGTGTTCGTGAATAACACGCTCACAATTATCATATAAAAAATTGATATCGAAATTTACATTATGTCCTATCAAAATAGAATCTCCAATAAAAGAGTAAAATCTTGATAATACTGAAGCTGTGGAATCTGCCGTAGACAACATTTCATCGGTTATACCGGTAAGATCGACAATAAAATCATCTAAGAAAGGTTCAGCGTCTTCAAAATCATCTGGCTTTACGAAAGAAGAAAAAGTATCAACAAGATTGCCTTTATGAAATTTTTCGGCGGCAATTTCGATAATACTGTCCCAATCTGGTGAAAGACCAGTTGTTTCGATATCAATTACGCAATAATCATCAGGAAAAGAAACAATACTTTTTCCTTTATAATGTCTGTCATGGCTAAAATTTATTTTTTCGCCGGTCAATATGTCAATTCCAATTGTCATATGTAGCTCCTTTATGAAGTGATTATTTAAAATCTTTAAAAGCTTTTACTAAATCGTCAGATGCTTCACCCATTAAAACATATTTTCCATTAATAGCCAGAGCACCAACTGTATAGCCATCTACACCTTTCAGAGGAATAGAATTTCCGGAAGAAAGTTCCTGATATTCTTCTGAAGAGGTATCATATTCATAAATCTCAGTATCACCATATTTAAAACCTGATAACGCTCCAACCATATCAGCAGCCATTTCTATACGATCACCGGAAAGAAGATTCTTATCAAGTAAATAATCTTCCATACTATTGCCTTGCTGATCCTGAGAACGATATTTATCTAATTCAGCGTTCAGGTCGTCAATAGTTTTCTGCATTTCATCAACCTGTTTCTGCAATTCTACAATTTTGTCATCTTTTTCATCAGCAAATACAACTGAAGTAGAGGACAAAGCAAGTGTGGATGCTAATAATAAAGCTATAAATTTCTTTTTCATAAGAAAACCTCCGGATTTCTATGGAATAAATTTCCAGTATAATAGAAATGCTTTTGCTAAGAAATAAGGTTATGAAGATATTGTTAAGCGAAATTATGTATAGCAAAAACATTTCAGTCCGGCAGCTCTCTGCCAGATCGGGAATATCCAAGTCCACAATAGATAATATAATGAACGAAGTATATTCGCCAACGATGGAAAACATGGAGCTGCTTGCAAAAGCACTAAAAGTGCGGATTACCGACTTGTTCGAGTCGGATTACAAGTAAAAACAAAAAAGTGTCCAGAATGCTGGACGATTCCCTCTAAATGCATGATTTTTTTGGAAAAAATGTCATAATATACACAGGGAGGGATGATTATGAAAATACTACAAAGCACCTCTTGAAATCGAAAGAATCTTGTTGTATATTAAATACAAACGAATGTTCGATGCAGGAGGTACATACTCATGGAAAACGAAAAATACATTACACTTATTATTAAATTACTTGAAAGAAACCGGAACCGCGCAAAAGAGATCTATTATCTCCTTATCGGATTCCTGGAAAGATGATCTACAATTTTATCTGCAGATAACCTCGGAAGGAGTAGCCTTAGTGGCTACTCTTCTTTTTTCTCAAATTTCTTGAATTCTTCATAAATGTAATCCCAGTATTTGTCCGGAAGCTCCATCAGCATATTAATACAGAACTTTTTGAATTCGTTCTGCTCGTTTCCCAGTCTGCCAACGGTGTTCAGGTACCGCATATCTTCCGGAATAAACATATTTTCAGGGCCACCAGCTCCGGTCCGCAACCAGTCCTCATTTACATTAAACTCACGACAGATTGATTTTATAGTTTGTTCAGAAAGGTTTACTTTATCTTTTTCGATTTTTGAAATAGCAGATTTCTGGACACCTATTTGCTCACCAAACTGTTCCATGGTCATTTTTTTACTTCTGCGAACTGCATTGACGCGTTCACCTGGTGTCATTTGATCACCTCCTTCGTGTCTTTGTCCAAAGAATATCACCATAGCAAAAGAAAGTCAATACAAAAGTTGAATTAAGACACAAAAACATATTGACAAAGTTGTTTAGAGACACTATAATGTGTCGTAAAGAAACAGAAAGTGAGGTAATCACCAGACATATAATTCTGGCGAATAAAAAGGAAATGGGCCATTGCAAAAGCAACAGCCCGGTGGTGAGCTACGTTCTACGATAAAACAAAAAAAGGTATGTATAAGAAAATTACTTCTTACGGTTCTGTAAGACACAAATAACAGCACAAACGGCTGAAATAATGCCACACAGAGTATTGATATCAAGGCCAATTATTAACCTTAAATATCTCCTTTCTGTTTCCGATGTTAGAACGTAGCTCTTGTTAAAAAGAGAGGAGATGAAAAGACAAGGGAAAAACCAGTAATGCATACTGTCAAAGTAAAAATGACAGGATACAAGAAAACTCTGAAAAGAGTGAAGAAATTAAATAAAGAAATGAAACAGCTCAGCAAAACTGCAAAAGAGCTTGCCGAGCTGAAAGAAAAGTTATTCTGATTCCAGTTTGATGTCTGCACCACACTGAGGACACTTTACGACACTACCAATATCGTCGAGTGACACCTCAATAGGATGATCACATTCAGGACAGTCAATCTCAAATGTTTTTAAATCATCCAGTAAGCCATCAAAACCATCAGAATTAAATTCAAATTTCATACGGTTCTCCTTTCTGTATGTACTCGGGTACTCACAACGCCCTGTACATACAGAATAAGGGAGCCAAACCGAATAGTCAAACAGAGTTGTTCGACAATCTGATTAAAAGAATCTAAAGCAATTATAAATAAAGACAAAAGTGAGGTGAAACACAATGATGAAAGAAATCCTTACAGAAGAAAAAGTAAAACAGAGATGGAAACAGATGGAAGAAATGAATGCGATCTGGGATCGCCTTACAGAGAGACAGAAAGGCTATCTGGATGGCTGTATGAATACAGTTATTGCCCTGGCTGGGGCAAGCCAGAAGAAAGCAGGATAAAAAAGGAAGGGCAGGGCTAACCGTCATAGAGCGAAGAGCAGCCTGTGAGATTTTGAAAGGGTAGTTGCTGTTAAATAGAAAAGGCCGCTTCCTTGAGAAAGAAACGGCCATAAGAGATTAATGTCTGTGGAAAAGACAGGTTAATAGTTACCGGTGTAATCCTTATTTTTTAAGAATCAAACACACTAATGAAGCAACCGCACAAAGAACTAATGTGAAGTCACATAAATCAGCGAAGGTTATGTACCTTAACAGCAACCATCCTTTCATAATCTCACAGAACACTCTTTTAAAATTGTTACCCCTTGGCAACTCCTTTCTGGCTATATACCAAATTAAACTAAAACCTAAAGTAACAATTAACCCTGTACAACCACACAACATAATATAACCCAAGAGAGGTGAATACATATGGCAGTGATCAAAGAAATCAAATACGGATCCGGCTTAATCCGGATCCACGACGACTACTGTAAAAACAATACAAAGGAAGACAATCAAAGGATTATAGATAACGTTTCAAAAATCATAATCGGATATTACCAGAGAAAGAATTACTGCGAAAGAAAAACCGCCGAATAAGGCGGAGACAGTGGGATAAGCATACATAAAAGAAGGGAGGGAGAAAATTGGAGTGCAAGATGATCATATCTCTGCTGATCGGATACATAACCGCCCTGCTCCCGATCTGGGACTGGAACGGAAGATTGGAACTCTTTGCCGGAACAATTGTGTTGAGTATCGCGTCACTAATTGTACTAATCTGGATTCGTGAAAAAACCGAGAAAATAAAAGAAGCCCTTGCGCCTGCAAACGAAAGAGCTTCAAAGCGATAACACAGCTTAAAATAACTATAACACAAGTATAAGAAAAACAAGAGAAAAAGTCAAGGAGAAAAATTAATGTTAAAGACAGATTTTAACGGATATGCAGAATTTGCCGAAAAGATATTAAAGGCAGAGAACAATCAGGAAAAGGAAAAACTCTACACTGAAAGAATACAGATGTGGGTAGGCAAGTTGGAGAATATCTTGTCTCCTATTCCGGCGGCTGACGAAGTTTTTGCATTAGTCGCATTACATGTGATTACGGAAGCACTGGAAAAAGCTGATCCAGAAGCAGCTCTTATGGCAAGAAAATTCCAAAAAAGATTAGGCTACAAAATGGAGACCGAGAAAATAAACTCAAATATGACCGAAGCAGCTGCAAGGGCATACACAGAAGTTATTTTTAAGAAATAAAAAAGACCCATGCTGGAAACATGGGTCAGGCTTAGCGCCTTGGGTTAATTGACATACAACAAGTATAACACCAAGGCGCCGGAAAGTCAATTCAGCAGGGAAAACCTGCTATATTTTTAACTCTTTTTCAAGACGGGCAAAACAGCCCTTTAGAACTTGATCAAGGGTATTAAACTTACGACACTGAGGTGGAATATGAGGTGCGGATATACAAGAGAAACATGGGAGTGTGGAGAGACCTTAGAGATAGAGGAGAAGCACACCGGTAGATATGGAGCCAGGGGACAGAAGAGGGAGAAGAAGAAAGAACCCACCCCAGAGGACATAGCAAGGCAGAATCAGTGGAAGAGAGTCAGAGATCTTCGGAGACTAACGAAGTGGAACTTTAACACAGGAGACTGTTGGATCACCCTCACATATCAGAAAGATTTAAGACCAAGCTGGGAAGAAATGATGAAGCACATGGAGAAATTCATCAGACAGCTTCGAACCGCTTATAAAAAATATGGATGGACTCTGAAATATATCTGGAGACCACAGATAGGAAAAAGAGGTGCAATTCATATTCATATTCTCATTTCCGCATACTCAAATACAGAGACCAGAACAGAAAAACTGGTTAGAGAATTCTGGCCGCATGGAAACCCAAACATGAAGGTGGTCTATGATCTGAAAACTGGAGACCTGGCAGAGTACATAGCAACTCCACTACAGGAATGGGAACCGGAAGAAGCGAAGAACTTCCACCCTTCCAGAAATCTAATCAGAAAAGAACCAGAGAAGGAAACAGTAAGAAGGCGAAGTCTGATAGATAAGCAAGGCAGGATTCGAGAACCGAAACCTCCAAAAGGCTACTACATAGACGAGAACTCTATTGAAAAGGGAATCAATCCGGTCACCGGATATGCGTACAGAAGATACATTCTTGTGAAGATGCAGGTTTGAGAGGAGATGAGACATTGAAGAAAGTAGATATATACATTGAAACCAGCAGCACCTTCCAGGGCGCTACAAACAGAAAATGTGGATATGTCCTCTCGGTGATGATGAACAATGAGGAAAAGACTAGAGAGGGCTTCGGACACTTCCACGGGACATATCATCAGGTGACTCTGATCACACTGGCGGAAGCTCTGGAACGAATGGCGGCACCATCTGAGATCTGTATCCATACGAGGGACATGTATGTAGCCAGCAGGATTCCGAAATTGGAAGAAATGGCCGGATCCGGATGGAAAGACGTAAAAGAAGAACCGATTAAGAATGCAGAAGAATGGGAAAGAGTATATGCAGCTGCACATGCTCTTCCGGAAGCACATAAATTGTCTACAAGATCTGGAAAACACAGTTATTCCGGATGGCTGCAAGAGGAGTTTGAGAAGCGTGGATGTGAAAGAGTTATGGGGACACGGATGGAGCCTGCGACCAGAACAGGATCAAAGAACAATGGAATGCCTGGGTAACATTATTAGATCAGGTACCCGGTTTACATACTATAAAGACGAACAGGGAGGGATATGGTTTGAAGATGAACCAGTCAAAGGAAAACCGGAGTGGATGCAAAGAGCAGACAGAGAAAGAAGAAAACGTCATGGAATCTATCATGAATGAATTTTCAGAGTATATCTGCGATCACATCTGTAAATATCCGGAACAGATCAAGGACCAGGAAGAACTGGAAGAACACTGTGCGGAGCATTGTGAACATGGGAGATTTCATTGCGCAGTACTGAATGAGTACAACGAAATAAACAATTTTAGAAAAACAGCAGCTTATCAGCTTATGAAAAAGTACAACAATATTGTGCTTTGCGAAGAATGCATCTACAAAAGTCATGCAGAAGGAATGAATGTAGATTACTGCAGATCAGGAAATACAATGAGTAAATTCTTGGTGCCCGGAGACGGCTGTAGCTGTGGAAGAAGAAAAGAATAACAGGAAAAGGGGAACAATTATGAGAACAATTGCAATTATCAATTTAAAAGGCGGGGTGGCGAAGACCACCTCAAGCATCAATATTGCTTACATTCTTTCTGCAAAGGGCAAGAGAGTCCTTCTTGTAGATAACGACAAACAGGGAGACTGCTCGAGGGGGATGAACCGACGTACTCAGGAAGGAGCAGGAATAGACAAGATAATGGTTGACAAGAAACCGGATATGGCAAGTCTGATCCAGAAAACAGATTACGAGAATTTAGATGTGATCACTGCGAATCTGAACCTTCTGACAGCAAACATGGAGGTAACGATGGACCGTGTAAGACCTCAGCAGACCAGACTAAAGAACGCCCTGCAACAGGTAAAAGATAATTATGATTACTGCGTGATCGATAATGCCCCGGACATCAATGTATCCGTTATTAATGCGCTGACGGCAGCAGATGATGTTCTGATCCCGGTAGAAGTCGACGACAACACAACAGAAGGCATGGATGAGCTTCTGGATCAGATCGATGAAATTAAATGCGAATTGAATCCTGATCTGGAGAATGTAAGGTGTTTTATCAGCAAGTACAACAAATACAACGAAGCGCATAGCCAGGGAGCGGAGATTATAAGGGAATGGTATCCGACGATGGAGACGGTGATTAGAAATTCTCTGGCAGTTGCAAAGAGCACATATGCCAGAACACCGGTTGTGTTATATAGCAAGCGATCGGCGGCAGCAGAAGACTATCAGACACTTGTAGAGGAATATCTGCAGATGATAGGGAGGTAACAATGGGAAGAGAGAAATTTAGTGCGCTGGACATGCTGTCAAAGCGGTCCTTACCGGAAAGAAAAGAGAAGCAGGCAATCATATACAAGGATCCTAGAGAACTGGTGCCGACTCAGGAGAATTTCTACACGACAAAAAATATCAGCAAACTCAAAGCGTCGATAAAGATCACAGGGTACCTGATGCAGCCAATTCTGATAGAGAATGTAGATGGAGAAGATAAAGTACTTGCCGGACATCGTAGAAGATTATGTTGCATAGAACTGATCGAAGAAGGAGACACCAGATTCGAGAAGGTTCCGTGCATGTATGCTGCGGAAATCAATGTTTCAGAGGACAAAGAACTGACACCAGAGCAGAGAGAAGCAATCACGCCGTTCCTCAGACAATTCAAGGTGATTCAAGCAAACAATTACAGAGATAAAAACGACTGGGAAAGAATGCAGGAAGCTCTTGAGATGGAGAAGATCGTAAAGAATCTGAAAGAAAAGGTGGGAATCACCGGAACAGTACGCGAGAACTTAAAAGATCTTCTGGGAGTATCAAACGCTCAGTTCGGAAGATACAAGAATATAAGCAATCATTTGATTCAGGAACTGATGGAAGAGTTCCAGGATGGAGGAATCAATATTTCCGTGGCAGATGCGGCCGCTTCACTAAAACCAGAGTTACAGCAGCAGGCATATGAAATGTTTATGAAAAATAAAGTCCTGTCTCTTCCGGATATCCAGCTTTTAAAAGATCGGCAGGAACTTGACATTCCAGGGCAGATGACCATAGAGCAGGCAACCAGGCAGCAGAAGCCACAAGAAGACGAAACACCTATTCCTGTAGAACTGCAGATAGAAAGATTTTTTGACAGCCTGAAGAAGAACACAACAGCCCGGATCCGCAATGGAGACAAGCTGATAGGAACAAAGATGATCAGTATGCTCTATTGCTATGTAAAGCACAGAAACGGGTATCTGAACTATCAGGGACATCCGGATAGGATCACATTCAACCCAGACAGCCCGGAAGAGAAAGAAATGACCTGGCAGGAGCTGACCGAAGAGCTGATCAGACGCTACTCCACAAAGAAACCAGTCAAGATGACCACAATTGATGCACCTGAGAAGCCAGAGAAGAAAGAAACCAATGCTGGAAAGTGTATTCACCGAGAAGGATTCACCTGTACTCTCGAAGCAGCTCAGAAAGCGATAGCAGGGGATGGAGAAAATTGTAATAGAAAATGCTGTTGGAATTGTGAAAAACATGGAGCTTGTGGATATGAATGCAATGCTTCAGCTCATCGACCAGCAGAGAATATTCCGAAAAAGAGCTGCCAGTCGGCAACAGAAACACCGGATGAGCAGCAGGAAGACCATTTTGTTAACCTCAACAAAATGGTAAAACATCCGAGAAATACAGACAAAATCCCTACTGCCTGGCCGGAGGAATTAAAAGATATCCCGATTCCATCAACGGGCGATCTATCAATATATCTGCAAAAACAAGAAGACCTGTTAAAACAGATGACGGAAGTTGAGAAAGAAGAAGCAGGATTTCCAGAGTTGGTGATTAAAAAACAACAAATGCTTGTAGCAGGACTCAGAATTCTCAAAAATATTGTAGAAGACTGTCAGGAGGAACTGGAACAGCCAGGATTGCCAATCATGAAGAATAATGATCAACGCAAGGAATGGCTAAGGAACTATAAGAGCTGGGGACTCTGGTACGAGGACAAGAACGTAGGAATCAAATACTACAAATACGATTTCGCGAACGGCGCCCGTCTGATTGTAGAAGAATTTGCTCCGGATCCATCAGAAAAAAGCCAGTGGTATACGCCAGGGGAACACCATTACATGCACCTTGTAGGAGGACCAAAGCCGGAATGCAAGAACGACAAAGGATGGAGCTACCATTCCAGATACAACAAATATCAAAACAGCGAAACAGAACTTGTGGAATTCTTGAAGGAGATTCAAAAATGAATTACAGAACAGAAAAAATAATAATTGACGACAACGGACAGAAATTCAAAGTGGGAGATACAGTAGGAGTAACTTTTAACAAAGCGTCTGGACATGAAGGCGGTGGATTTGGAAGTGCAACAATTGCAAAGATTACAGATACCGGATTTCAGTATAGCCAGGGAGGGAAAAGACCTAAGACAGTACAGCTCAAAAATATAAAAGAGATTTACAAATACAGATAAATGACCGATTCGGTCACTAAAAAAAGGGTGCCCTAAAATTCACATAGATACATCCTTCCTGTGTGAGCCTGTCAGATCACAGGAAGGAGAAAGGAGAAACATGAACAGATTAACAGAGAAAAAAGAACATGGAGAACGATCATTAAAAGGCGTGGACTGGCAGCAGTTGTATGTCGGTCAAACAATCACACAGGAGGTGAAAGAGAAACTTCTTGCAGCTTTATTCAAACTCCTGCATTACGAGAATTCGGGATTACGGCCGGATGAAGTAAGGGAGCTGGCAGAGAATAATGGCTGGATTTTAGCGAGCGAGAAAATGCCGGCAAAGGATGGAAGATATCTGGTGACATTTAAGCATGATACAGAGGCTTACTTAGTAGGGTACGGCTCTTGCCAGAGAACAGTGCTTGGATATCCCATTGGGCATGGGTGGTATAACTTGCAAACAGCAGACTACTATGCAAAGGACAGCATCATTGCTTGGAGACCACTTCCAAAAGCATATAAGAAAGACAAATAAATGATAACGATAATACAATGCGAAGGAGAAGGGGAAGGCAACTGCAAAGGATGCGACAGTAAAGGCATTTGGAACAGGTACCGGATGAACTCTTTATACAAGATAAAGGGGCAGGAAGGTTACTACTGTGAGGAATGCATAAAAGAAATTATGAGAAAGGAAGAACGAGAATGGTTGAATATGCGGAAAATAACAGCAAAGAAATTAAAAAGACATGTGAAACATGCAGAGAGAATGATTACGGTCTCTGCGATCGCAAAGGATTTCTGGTAGAAGATGATGATACTTGCGAAAAGTGGAAGGACAAGAACCCAACCGACTGGAGAACAAGAATAATGAACACGTTTCTGGCCGGACACTAAGGAGGAAAGATGATTCCGAAATTATATGAGGTGAGAGACAGATCAGGCGAACTGGTGATGGAAAATGTAACAGCTGGAGAAATCAAAGATGAGTTGCACTGTACATCTGCGCAGGTTAATAACTCCAGAACGAGCGGGGACTACATTTTTAAAAAATACCAGGTAAAAGAGATTGACCGGAAACTGAGCAGACGACTTGATATATCCTTGCTTCTGGAATTTGATTCTGTTCGCCTCTGGTTTTTAGAAAGTAAGAAAGGCGGAAAGAAATGAATAAGAGACAGAAAAAGAAGCTGTTCAGAAAGGTGATAGGTTCAAATCCACCAGAGGAGTTGATTTATACCAGCTTGGATTACCATGTTTTTATCAGTAAGCCCTGGGGTGGACTGGCAGCTCTGAAGAAGCAGGAAGCCACCAGAACAGTAGAAGACTTTAACCGGAATATTCAGAACAGGAGTTACCTGCTCAGAGAAGCAAGGAGGTACACTAGATGAAACAGGGAGAATTATTATTTCCCAAAGAACCCGCTAGAAAAAAACGGAAGAAGCACCACAAAAGCATTATAGACAGAGATATGAAAAATCAGTGCTTCATTTGCGGCAAAACAGGCTATACAGAACGCCATCACATCTATGGCAGCGCAAACCGCAAATACTCCGAACAATATGGCTTAACCGTGTATCTTTGCCCGGAATGCCACAGAACATCAGATATAGCTGTACATAGAAATAAAGAAGTCCGAATTACTTTACAGCGGATCGGTCAGAGAACATTTGAGAAGAAGTGTGGCAGCAGGGATAAATTCACGGAAATATTTGGGAAAAACTATCTGGAGGATGAATAGATGAACATTGCACATCATCAAAGACAAAAATGTTACAGCCGGAACGAATTGCAGGGAATACAGATTCTACGAACAAAAAGTGACCGAATCGGTCAGGAAGGAGAAAAATGAATTACGACAAAAGCAACATCCCTCTCATGAGAATGGGAGACATAAGAAAGACGCTCAAAAGAACGTTCAAAGTCCGCCCAGGCAGAAAGATTAAATTAAAAGCGCGGGTAAGAGATGATGGAAACAGCACACGAATCATATACCATACAGCAACTGTTATAAAATTATATCCCTATGTGGTACAATTACAGCTGGAAAACGGGCAATACACCTCTCCCGGATACACAAAACTATATCTAATACTCCATGGTGCCGACGAGGAATAAGAAACAGGAGGAATACCGAAGTGAATAGAGACTTATTGGAACAGTACACAGATGCAGTAAAACTGATCAAAGAAACGAAAGAAACCATAAAAAAGCTGGAGAAGAGAAACTCTGTGCAGACAAAAGATACAGTTTCTGGAAGCAATTCGGAATTTCCTTTTCAACCCATGCATTTTGTAATCCAGGGTAAAACACACGATGAGGACGACAAGATAGAAAGACAAAAACGTAGACAACAGATACAGATAGAGCAGGCAGAGAAGTTAAAGAACGATGTGGAAGAGTGGATGCTTACAATTCCATTCAGAATGCGCAGGATCATTAAGTTTAAGATCTTTGAGGAAATGAACTGGCAGCAGGTTGCAAAGCATATAGGAGGAAAAGCAACTGGAGAATCTGTGAGAAAGGAATTTGAAACATTCATGAAAAAATAAAAGTTTTTCCGTTTTTTCCGTTTTTTCCGTTTTAAATATGCAATAATATAAACTGGAGTTGCTGAAATGGATATAGGTAAATCTCCTTCCTTACGTTTGCCAGGTGCCACAGCCTGGCGAATGAATTGGTCGGTACCAGACCAAACACAAAAAGGTACAAGGACTCACATGGATTTTCCTTGGCGTAGGAGCCATCTGCTTGTAGAAAGCAGGTGGCTCTTATACTATGGACATTTAGCTCAGCTGGGAGAGCAATCGGCTCATAACCGACAGGTCCTGGGTTCGAACCCCAGAATGTCCATAATTACCGCGGGATAAAGTAACGGAAACTTACAGGCCTCCTTAGCCTGGAACGGTGGTTCGAATCCGCCTCCCGCTATCAGAGAACAGGAGGGATGGAATGATATACAAACGATGTAGCAGATGCGGGGGTAGGGTACCAGCAGGGACTACATGCCTATGCAGAAAGAACAACATCAGAGAGTATGCAAAGCCAACCGGAATAAAGAAAGAATACCACACACAACGGTGGAAGAATCTGAGACAGTTTGTACTTAACAGTTATGACGGGCTGGATATCTACATGATGTACAAGCATAACAGAATAGTGGAAGCAGATACGGTACACCATATTGAATTATCGCAAGACAGACCTGATCTGTTCTATTCAGATTCAAACTTGATTCCAGTCTCAAGAGCTGGACACAAAGAGGTACATGCACGGTACGAAAGAGAGGGAAAGACAGTGGTGCAGGAAGAACTGAGAGACTTTCAGATGCGTTTTAAAACCATCGGGGGATAGAAAAAAGTTTTGATTGGATTCTCCACGACCACGTATGCCCCTTTCTTTCTGCAAAATTCTAAAAACGAAAAAAAAGTTGGCAAATGAAAGGAGGGAGGTCAGAGGGCAAGACCGAGAGTGCCGGTAGAATTGCAAACCGGACATTTAAAAGTTATTGACGGACAGAAGAAAAGAGATGCAGAAGACCAGGTAAAAACAGAGAAAAACCAGCTTAAACGACCTCCTTCTTGGCTGATCGATGATGTTGCTAAAAAAGAATGGCGAAGAGTTGTAAAAGAGTTAAGCAAGCTAAATATAGTCGGAAATTTGGATCTAAATAATATCGGAGGATACTGTAATGCTTTCGCAAACTATGTAAAAGCGACAGAAATATTGAGTCAGCAGACGTATTATGTTGACCGAGAAACCAGAACAGGAGTAATTGTTGTAAAAAACCCCATGGTTGATATTCAGAAAGGATATGCAGAAGAAATGAGACGCTTCGCCGCCTTGTGCGGGCTGACAATTGATTCAAGACTAAAAGCAGGAACGGTGAAAGCAAATAAGCAGCAGGAAGAAATTGAGAACCGGTTCGGTGCTATATGATTCTTGATGAACTTAAAAAATACGCTCATGATTGCATATCTGGGAAAATTATCAGCGGCAGAAAACATATATGGGCCTGCGAAAGATTACTGAGAGATATTGACCGAATCGGTCAACCGGATTTTCCGTATGTTTGGAATGAAGACCAGGCAGAGAATATTGTAGAATGGTTTGCGCTTTTGAGACACAGCAAGGGAATCCTGGCGAAACAGCCGATAATGTTGACTCCTTGGCAGAAATTCCGTATATGCCAGCTGTACGGATGGATACATAAAGACACTGGATACAGAAGATTCAAGAAATATTTTACTGAAGTGGCCAGAAAGAATGCGAAATCTCAGGAAGAGGCAGGAATTGCCTTGTATGAAGCAGCAGTGACTTCTACCAAAAATGCAGAGGTATATGAGATTTATACAGCTGGCACAAAACGTGATCAGTCAAAAATCGTATTTAGAGAAGCTGGTCTGATGTTGCAGGGATCACCTTTGAGAATGAGATTCAAAGTAACCAGGGACTGTATAAAACACTTAAAAAGTCATAGCACGATAAAACCATTATCGAAAGACGATGGAAAATCTGGAGACGGTACAAACCCTGCATTACTCGTCTTAGATGAATATCACCAGCACAAAACAACTGAATTTTACGATCTAGGCATAGGCTCCAATACAAAGGAGCCTCTTTTGATGATCATAACAACAGCCGGTATGGATCTGACCTATCCGTGCTATGTAACAGAATATCAGTATTGTTCTAAAGTTCTGGATCCAAATACAGATGTAGAAAATGATGAGTATCTGATTGACATCTGCGAAATGGATCCAGAAGACTATGAAGACATTTTGAATCTGGATAATGAAGAAAACTGGAAGAAAGCAAACCCGATCAGAATGACTTATCCGGAAGGTGCTGATAAAATTCGCGGAGAATACAAGATCGCCAGAGAACAGCCGGAACACATGACCGCATTCCTTACAAAATGTCTGGATGTATGGGTACAAGCAAAAGAAAACGGATACATGGACATGGCAAAATGGAAGGCTTGCCAGGTGGACGAGCTACCATTTGATATTACAGGGTATCCGGTATATGTAGGATTTGATATGTCTGCAAAGACGGACCTTACATCTGTGGCTTTTGTAATTCCATTTTTATCTGGGGAGTATGATGCGAATAGAAAAGAAATAGTAAAGTATATTCTTTGGTCGCACAGCTTTATCCCGACAAGGGAAAAGCTCCAGGAACATATTATGAAAGATAAAGTTGCTTATGATGCCTGGGAACGCATGGGATTTCTGGATGTAACGGATACACCGATTGTAGATCAGGGAGCGGTTATGAGATATGTTCTTGAGACCTGCGAAAAGTTAAATTTAAAAATACAGTGTCTGTGTTTTGATCCTGCAAATGCAAGCAAATTAATGATGGATCTGTCGAACGAGGGATATGACGTTGAAGAGGTTTTTCAGAGCCATAAACATCTGAATGAAGCAACACAAGGGTTCAGAGAACAGGTTTTCTGCGGAAATATAATATACACTTACAATCCGCTGCTGAATTATGCGATGAGTAATGCGGTAATCCGGCAGAGTAATGGACTTATCAAAATTGATAAGGACGCAACAACAAAGAGAATTGACCCGGTGGATGCAACATTATGTGCTTTTAAGCTGGCAATGTTCCACACCTTCGGGGATGATTACGGAGATTATATTGATAACTTTATAGAGGAGATATTACACGAGGATTCTACAGAAAATTAAAAATATGTGGAATTCCCTTGCCGGAGAATCTATATCGCTGGATGATGAGAAACTTCTGGATTGGCTTGGCATTGAAACAGATACACCGAGAAATGCAATTGGGGAGGTTACATATTTCACCTGCCTGAAGATGCTCTCTGAGACAATGGGGAAAATGCCACTGAAATTTTACAAACAGACGGACAAGGGAAAAATTCGAGCAGAGCCGAATCGAACATCAAGACTATTAATGGAAAGACCGAATCGGCTCATGACCCCGACAACATTCTGGGGAACAATAGAATACAACTGCGAACATTATGGAAATGCATATGTCTGGATTCAGACAAAGTTTGAAAAGAAAGGCCGTTTCGGAGGAGAATATAATGTTCTTTCGTTCTGGCCGATGCAGAGCAATTATGTAGACGTTTTGATGGATGATGTGGGTGTATTTGGAGAAGCAGGAAATTTATACTATCGTTATAGCGATCCAAAAACCGGAAAAACATATACGTTTTCACAGAATAATGTGCTGCACTTTAAAACATGGAGTACATTTGACGGAATCATGGGGAAACCTGTACGCCAGATACTGAAAGATTCCATAGCTGGTGCGATTGAGTCACAGAAATATCTTAATAAGTTGTATGCGAGTGGGTTGACTGCAAAGGCGGCACTACAATATACAGGCGATCTGGACAAGCTTAAACGCCTGGCACTGCAAAAGGAATACAACAGCCTGCTTTCAGGAGCGAAGAATGCTGGAAAAGTAGTTGCAGTACCAGTTGGAATGACATTACAGCCACTGAATGTAACACTTGCGGATGCGCAGTATTCGGAATTGAAAAAGTATACTGCTTTGCAGATTGCAGCAGCGTTCGGAATTAAACCGAATCAATTGAACAATTATGACAAGTCCAGCTATTCAAATTCTGAAAGCCAGCAGTTGGCATTCCTGGTGGACACGATGAGCTATAGATTGTCACAGTACGAGCAGGAGATAAACTATAAATGTCTTTCTGATACTGAGAAAAAAGAAGGATATTATTTTAAATTTAACGAAAAAGCAATATTGAGAACGGATTCAAAGACACAGAAGGAAGTAATAACTGGATACGTGCAGAACGGAATCTATACGATCAATGAGGGGAGAGATCTCCTTGATCTTCCTTTCGTGGACGGAGGAGATGTCAACATGGTAAACGGAACGTATCAGCCGATAACACATATAGGCGCGGCTTACGGAGTTAACACACAAGGAGGTGAAGGAGATGGAGATTGATGTAAGAGGGGATATCATCAGCAATGATGACAAATGGATTTACGACTGGCTGGACTGGGATTCTACATGTCCGAATGATATCAGGAATGCAATTGCATCTCTTCAGCAGGGAGAAACACTCATAGTAAACATAAACTCGGGCGGCGGCTCTGTAATGGCAGGGCAGGAAATCTATTCTATTCTTGCCGGAAGAAGTGACGTGGAAATCAACATTCAATCGCTTGCTGGTAGTGCAGCCAGTGTGATTGCAATGGCAAACACATGCAAAATGAGCCCTGTTGCGACTATAATGATCCACAATGTCTCAATGTCAGGAGCTTCCGGAGATTATCATGATATGCAGAAGAACGCAGAAATCCTGAAAACAATGAACAGTGCGCTTTCGGAAGCATACGCAAGAAAAACAGGAAGATCAAAAGATGAAATCCTGAAAATGATGGATAAGGAAACATGGATCACAGCAGAGAAGGCTCTTGAACTTGGATTTATTGATAAAATCGAGAATTCAGGGCAGCAGTTCTTTAATTGCGTGTGCGGAGTCAGACTGACGGATGAAATACGCAATAAAGTAAAACAGGAAAAAGAAGCCCAGGAAGCAAAAGAACAACAGAAAAAAGAAATATTAGGAGACTTAGACCGGTATGGTATCTGAGCGGAACGGAGGATATAAGGAATAAAAAATTATTAGAACTTTTGAACTCTATTAATGAGAAAAAAACAATGGTACAGTCCCTGGTAGAACAGGGAAAGTTGGAAGAAGCGAGAGCAGCCAAGGAAGAACTTAAAGATATGCAGGAACAGTTTGACCTTTTGAAAGATATCATGGATCCGGACGGAGATGGAACAATTAAACCACCACAGGATCCAAAACCGATAGAAAATAACTCTATCAAAGAATTTGCTGATGCTGCAAGAAGAGGATTTCGAAATGCAACCATGGTAGAAGGTACACCTGCAGATGGAGGATATACAGTCCCGGAAGACATCCAGACACAGATCAATACCTACAGAGATGCAAAATTCTCTCTGATCAGCCTGGTTGATGTAGAAAATGTAACAACAAACAAAGGCCAGAGAACCTATAAGAAACGTGCGCAGCAGACTGGATTTGCGAAAGTGGGAGAAGGTGGAAAGATAACAGCTGGAACAACCCCGCAGTTCGAAAGAATCTCATACGAGATTGAAAAATATGCAGGATATTTTCCTTGCACAAATGAACTTCTTGCGGATACAGATGCAAATATTACGGGAGCTTTGACAACATGGATTGCGGATGAGTCAAGAGTCACAAGAAATAAAATGATTCTTGAGCAGATTGCGACAAAGGATGTAACAGCAATGAAAGATCTTGATGATATCAAGAAAGCATTGAATATCACGCTTGGACAGGCATTTAAACCTACTTCTGCAATTGTGACAAACGACGATGGGTTACAGTGGCTTGATACATTAAAGGATAACGAAGGAAGATATCTTCTCCAGCCGGATCCTGCAAATCCAATGCAGCTTAGACTTTGCGCTGGATCAACAATTGTTCCTGTCAAAGTTATTCCAAACTCCGATATGCCATCCGATACAAAGACAGCAGGAAGTAGAAAGATACCAGTTATTATCGGAGATTTGAAAGAGGGTATCAAATTCTGGGATAGAAACCAGATGACTCTTATGACATCTAACATCGCCCAGATCGGAGAACTGAATGCATTTGAAGAAGATCTTACAATCTTCAGGGCAATTGAAAGGGAAGACTGCACGGTGAAAGACAAAGAAGCGTTCGTGAACGGACAGCTGACAATTAAAGATGCAACTGTTACAGGAGTATGAGATAAGGCGGTGAACTGTGGATATTGATGCAGTAAAAGAGTATCTACGAATCGACGATGATGCAGACGACATGACTATAGAACTGATGATGAACGCTGCAAAAGAATACATAAAAGATGCTGTCGGGAAATGTGATGAGAAGAATCCGAAAACGCAGATGTTATTCATGCTTATCATACAGGATCTCTACGAAAATCGTGTGCTGACAGTAAAGGAAGCAGACAAGCAACGACTGACACATGTGGTCGGATCAATGGTTCTTCAGCTACAGGCGTCACAACTGGAGGAAGAAAATGGTTGATATCGGAAAACTAAACAGGCGGATCACATTTCTCCGCCTGAACACTTCAGAAGATGAAATGGGTCAGGACAAATCCGAGTGGAAAAAATATCGGACAGTATGGGCAACTGTAAAACCATACAAAGCATCAGAATACAATTTCATGAGCAAATTAAAGCCGGAGGTTACACACAGGATGTACATCCGTTTCCGAAAAGATATTACTGCAGATATGAGGATTTTGTATCAGGGACACATGTTTTCCATTGCAGGTCCGCCGCTTGATATGGACAATACGCACAGAATGTTGGAAATCCAATGTGAGGAGGTGTTCGAAAGTGTCAAGTATCAACTTTGATTTTGACGCTTCGGAACTGATCCAGGCAATGGAGAAGGCGACAAAACAATATCCTGCATCTGCGGAAAAAGTTTTAAAGAAAGAAGCGAAAAATATTGCTAAGGATTTACAAAAACGAGTAAATTCTGAAGCAAAAGGGCATCATTATCGGCGGGGAAAGAACAGCAGTGACGAAGAAACACAGAAGCCATTAAGCAAGAGCTTCCGGCAGGGAAGAGTAATCCGTTCCGGAAGTAAAATGACAATCGCCGTAACGTCATCAGCTCCTCATTATCATTTGTACGAACTTGGCCATGATATGGTTACACATAATCGGAAGGACAAGAAAGGAAGAGGAAAAGCAGGAACTGGAAAGAAAGTCGGAGAAGTAAAAGGAAGAAAGACAGTTGCAAGATATATGGCGCAGCGTGCGGATTACGCAGAGCTGATCGGACAGGAACTGCTTGATGAAATATTAAAGGAGGCTGGAATTGACTCTTAAAGAAATAAAGAAAGCGGTCAATTCCGCTTTAAAAGAAAGATATCCGGAATACAAAATCTATGGCGCCGATACAATAGAAGGCTATACCAGACCTTCTTTTTTTGTATATATAACACAGACCTTTTTAGAATCAACAAAAAATGCCAGACATAAGAATGTAGAGGTTGAAATCTATTACATACAAAAAGCGGCAAACGAGGCAGATGGAACAGATTTTTTCGCCATAATGGAAGAAATGTTCGGGCAGAAACTGACAGTAGGCAGCAGAAGCTTAAACACAAGCGACATGGAATTAACCTTCCAGGGAGAAAATGCAAATGTACCAATGTGTAGATTCGACATAGAGTTCTGGGACCGGATTGAAAGACAGGAAAATGTTGAAACAATGAAAATACTTATGCTTGGACAGGAGGTAAAAGACTAGGGGCTTACCAACAATGAACGTTGTCTTTGTGGCAGCGGCGAGAAAAACAATAAGACGAGCTGAACGTGGAACGGTTGGAATGATCATAAAAGAAACAACGGTACCAACCGCAAACCCGACTGTTATTTACAGTGAAAAAGATATCCCGGAAGCATTTAGTGAAGAAAGCAAAGAACAGATCAAATTTGCGCTGAAAGGAAATGACACAACTCCAAGAAAGGTAGTTGTATATGTCCTTGAAAAAACAGAAGAAAATTACAGCAAGGCTTTAGAATACTTTGAAATCAAAAAAGTAACATGGCTGTGCTGTCCGACTGTAAAGACTGATAAACAGGAAGAAAGCGTCCTGACATGGGTAAAAGAGCAGAGAGATGGCAATAGGAACAGGGTAAAGGCAATTCTGCCTGATAATACGGCGGACAATGAAGGCATTATAAATTATGCAACGAGCGAAGTGGTTGTAAACAATAAGAAATATACGCCAGAGGCGTTCTGTTCCAGGATCGCCGGACTTCTTGCGGGAACATCGTATAAAATATCATCTACATTTGCCGTGTTGGAAGAAGTAAGCGCATGTGAAAAACTGGATAAAGATGCACTGGATACTGCTGTGGATTCAGGAAAATTTGTTGTGTTCTACGATGGAGAAAAAGTAAAAGTAGCAAAAGGCGTCAACTCTCTGACGACAGTTCAGAAAGGAAAAGCTGATTCGTGGAAAAAAATCCGTGTTGTAGAGACAATGGATATGATCCACGACGATTTGGTGCTGCTGGCCGAGGATAACTATATCGGAAAGTATCCAAACACATACAGTAACAAATGCCTCCTGATATCAGCGATCAATTCTTACTTGAAAGAGTTGGAAAGAAACGGGCTGATACAGGACTATGAAATTGGCTTGGATACAGAAGCGATAAAAGAATATATCATCGAAAACAAGGAGGTCTCCAGAGACGAAGCAGAAGCAATGTCAGAGGAGGAAATCAAAAAGCAGTATACCGATAATAAAGTTTTTCTGAAGGCATACGTGACGATCGTGGACGTAATGGAAGACATTAATCTGGAGATTGCTGTGTAAGGAGGAAACAAAAGGAATAATTATACAGATGACAGAGTTGTCAACGGCACTTTTGGAGAGTGCTGGATAGACAATGACTACATGGCAGAAACGACAGCTTTGCAGGCGAAAATGAAGCTTGACACGACAGAAGTTAAGAGAACCGGAACGCTGGAAAAGGGGTATAAGGTAACCGGGATTAGCGGATCTGGAACCTTGAAGCTGAATAAAGTGACATCTTATTTCATAAAGAAGATTTCAGAGAATTTAAAAAAAGGAAAAGCAACAAGAGCAACGATCATCACAAACCTGGAAGATCCAGAAGCATTTGGAGCAGAAAGAATTCGCTTAGATAACTGCGTGTTCACGGAGCTGACACTTGCGGACTGGGAAGCAGGTAAGCTGCTTGAGGAATCTATACCGTTTAACTTCAGCAGCTTCGAAGTGCTTAACACAATAGATGCATAGGGGAAAGAAAATGAATTTAATTGAAAAGTTACTCAGTGTAGATAAAACAAAAGCCACGGAAAAAGAGACAAAAAAGATTAAATCAAAGAAACTGGCCAAACTGGTAGGCGAAGACGCAGAGATTACGATCAGAGAATTATCAGGGAAAAGATACAATACCCTTCAGGCCATGTTGTATGACAAAAAGGGAAACCGTGACATGAATGCCACATATGATTTTAATTTAATGTGCTGTGTATACGGTGTCGTGGATCCATGTCTGACTGATCAGAAATTGATGGAACATTTTGGGGCTTCTACGCCAAAGGATCTTGCGGCGATTCTGTTCGGAATGGAAACTGGAAGCATTGCATCAGAAATCGTAAAGCTCTCAGGACTTGGAGAAGACGCTGAAGAAGAAGTAAAAAACTTATAAAGGTGGACAGCGAAGCAAGCGTTGCTTACGCATTGTTCCGCCTGAAAAAATGGAAGCCATCGAAATATTACAATATGGGCGCGGGTGAACGATTAATCACCCGCGCTTTTTTGAAACAGGAAATACAAGACTTAAAAGAGGAGATGAAAAACAAGGGCAGGTAAGACGGTTGCAGCAGTTGTTAAGTTAATAGATGATTTCAGCGATCCGTCAAAACAGGTGGCGGCCCAGGCTCGTGACCTGGAAAAACGTTTTAACAATGTTGCTGATGTGTTCTCTCATGCCGGAGATGCATTTACATCTGCCGGAGAAACATTGACCAAGTCGGTCACTGCACCACTGGCAGCTGTCGGAACTGCAGCAATTAAATTTTCCTCTGATTCACAGGACGCATTTCAACAGTTTGCGGCGGCAACAGGTACCGCAACAGATGAGATGGGCAAGTATAAAGACATGATCAACAATGTCTATAAAGATAATTTCGGTGAATCAATAAATGATGTCGCAGAAGCCATGGCAACTGTTAATCAAAACATGTCTTACTTGGATGATTCAGCTCTGCAGAGATGCACAGAATACGCATATACGCTGTCAGATACGTTTGACGTAGATGTAGCAGAAAGCACAAGAGCAGCCGACGCACTTATAAAGCACTATGGGGTATCAGCAAGAGAAGCGTTCAATCTCATGACTCAGGGCATGCAATCAGGATTGAATTTCTCAGATGAACTCTTCGACAACATTGACGAATACTCCGTACAGTTCAAGAAGCTGGGACTGGATGCAGAGGATATGTTTTCTGTATTCGCAAACGGTGCGCAGAACGGAGCTTTCAATCTGGATAAGATCGGAGATGCGGTAAAAGAATTCTCAATCAGAGCGATAGATGGATCAGACACGACGAAACAGGGATTCGAGGCTCTCGGGATGAATGCAGACGAAATGGCACAAAAGTTTGGAGCTGGAGGGAAAACTGCAAAAGAAGCATTCAACGAAGTCATAGAAGGACTTGCTTCCATGGATGATCCGGTAGCACAGAGTGCAGCTGGAGTAAACCTATTCGGAACCATGTGGGAAGATTTGGGACCTCAGGTTATAACCTCTATGTCAACGGCGAGTGATGCAATAGATAAAAGCAAGGAGTCTGTCGAAGAACTGGTAAATGTAAAATACGATACATTATCAGGCGCTCTGGGAGGACTTTGGAGAACGATACAGGTAGATGTGCTGCAACCAATTGGGAACCAGTTGATTCCGTATGTTACAAAAGGGATTAATGCCATACAGAAATTTACGGACAAATGGAATAAATTAGGACCGGCAACTCAGAAGACGATAGTCAAATTTGCAGCAGTAGCGGCATCAGTAGGACCTGTTTTACTTGGGTTCGGGAAAGTGTCCTCCGGAATCGGAACAGTAATCTCAAATTTTGGAAAAATAGGTGGTGCGATTACAAAACTGACGGGTGCTTCAGGATTCTCGGGAATTGCGAAGATAATGACAGGACCATTTGGAATTGCGGCAGCAGCAGTGGCAGCAGCGGCTCTGCTGATCTATAAAAACTGGGACAGAATCGCACCTATTTTGCAGAAGATAGGAGATAGATTTGTGGAATTCTGGCAGACAGTAAAACCGCAATTAGAACCGTTCATAGAATTTGTGGAAAAAATAGCATCATACCTGAAAGAGACATTCGGACCGGTAGTCGAAGAAATCTTTAATTTCGCTGGAGAATTTATCGTCGGAACATTTGATACGATTGGAGTTGCCATCGACGCGTTACTCACTATGTTCGAAGGAATTATCTCCTTTTTGAGCGGTGTGTTTAAAACAGACTGGGAATCTGTATGGAATGGATGCAAGGAGTTTGTAGGAACTGCATTCTCAGGACTGGCTGATATGGTAAAAGTTCCAATTAATGCTGTGATATCAATCGTCAATGGAGCGATCAGCAAGATTAATTCAATTCATTTTACAGTTCCTGAGTGGGTACCCGGAATAGGAGGAAAAGGCTGGGAGGGCCTTAACATACCACAAATTCCAACTCTTGCGAAAGGCACAGATAACTGGCAGGGAGGTATCGTACAGATTAGTGAAAGAGGTGGAGAGATTGTAGATCTTCCATCTGGAAGCAGGGTATATCCGCATGACGAATCCGTACAGATAGCGCGACAGGAAGCAAGAAAGAACTTTTCAGTCAAGATTGCGAAGCTTGCAGACAGTATCGTAGTGAGAGAAGAAACTGATATTGATAAAATAGCAGAAGCGATTATAAGAAAAATCGAAGAGGCAAGTGACAACATGCCACAAACAGCGTAGGAGGCAATATGGAATATTGGTTAAAAAATGGAAATAAATCAATCCAGCTTCCAATCAGACCTGAATCATTTAGCGTGACATTCGAAAATACGCATCAGACAGTAAATGTGCAGACAAAAGGGGATGTAACAATTCTTGGGAAAAAGGGACTCAAGACATATGCATTCGAGTCCTTTTTTCCGGAAAATGATTATCCCTTTGCAGATTATGCAAAAGACAGAAATCCGTGGGAATATGTAAAAGAAATTCTTAAATGGCAGGAAACGCCTATCCAGTTTATTGTCACGAAAACAAAACTGAATAAAAAAGTAATCATAAAATCATTTCAGTTCGGGGAAGAAGATGGAACTGGGGATATAAAATACTCACTTACTATGGACGATTACAGACCACCTAAGTACACTAAGCCGGCAAAAGCTGTTCTTGAACCGGTCGAATCAGATAAAAAGAAACCAGAGAAGGAGAATAAGCGGCCAGACAATAAACCGAAAAAGAAGACGCATACGGTATCAGGCAAGGAAACGCTTCGGAGCATTGCAAAGAAATATTACGGTTCAGGAAGCTATAGCAGCAAGATATATAATGCGAATAAAACGGTAATAGAAAAAGAAGCAAAGAAACATGGCCACACGAGCAGCTCACACAATGGAGTGAAAGGCTGGTGGCTCTACAATGGAACGAAACTGGTGATCCCATGAAACTGAATTGGAAAGATACGAATATAACTGGGTACGTTACATCGGTAAGCTGGTCGGGAAGCGCAAAACAAGCGGCCAGATCAGTAGTATTTAATGTTGCGTATAGTCCAAATGACAAAAACGTAAAGAACCTGGGAATTAAACTGGGAGATAAAATAACATTTTACCCGGGATATCCGGATGATAAAAAGACAAAATTCATTGGGATGGTAACATGCAGGGAAAGAAGATCAGAGGCAGGGGAACTTTCGTATACTGCACAGGACGGAATGATTCATTTACTCAGATCGTCGGGAACCTACAAATTTGCCAACAAGACGCCTGAAAAGATTACATCTTTGGTATGTAAGGACGTAAAAGTAAAGACTGGAAATCTGGCTAAAACTAAAATTAATATTCCCAAAATATTCTTTCAGGAAAGGTCATATTATGAAATCATCATGGCTGCATATACAAAAGCGTACAGGAAGAATAAAAAGCCATATATAGCCCAGATGAACAGAGATAAATTGGAGGTTATACAAAAAGGAAAAGTTATCCCCAATTTCCACATTTGTCAGGGGGAAAGAATTGTAGAATCCTCTTATTCTGAAAACATTGACAGCATGGTAAACCGAGTATACATATACAATTCGGATAATCGAAAGATAGGAAGCATAAGTAATCCAAAGTGGGCTGATAAATTCGGAATCTTCCAAAATTCTATATCTGTAGATTCGGGGAATGGAAAAGCAGAAGCGAAGACAGAGCTTCACGGGATTGATAAAACATCAAGCCTGACAATGATAGGAGACTGCAGATGTGTCTCTGGATTAGGAGTGATCATAGAAGATTCCAGAACCGGACTCAAGGGAAAGTTCTGGATAGAAAATGACAGCCATGAATGGAGTGGCGGTTTATACACCACAAAACTGGAACTGGCTTTTAAAAATATTATGGACGTCCAGGAAGAGGATGAAGAACAGGAAACATCTGAAGGTTCTTTTGGATCAGGGACAAGCAGCGCATTAGAGGATGTACTAAATCAGGCAAGAGCCTGGATTGGAATATCAGGGAGCACAAATGAGGCTACACAGTACTATGGATACAACGGAGTTGCATGGTGCTGTATTTTTCAATGGTCAGTTTTTAACAAATCTGGCCACGGAAATTTGTTTATGGGCGGCGGAAAAACAGCTAGTTGTTCCGATGTAACAGAATGGTATCAAGCCAGAGGAAAATTCGGGACAGTGCCAAAAGTTGGAGCTTTAGTAGTTTACGGACCAGGAGGAGGAAGTCACATAGGTCTAGTAGAAAGTGTTTCCGGATCAGGAATAAATGATTACGTGTCGATCGAAGGTAACACTAGTGGAGCGGCAGGAGGCTTAGTAGCGAAAAAACAGTACGGGAACCGAAGAAGTGATGTATATGGATTTTGCTATATCGACTATCCTGCTACAACAATATCGACAGGAAATGACTCAGTAATATCCGGGACATCGAAACCAATACCGGCGGGACTGCAACAATCTGGCATATGCCCATGGGATTACACAATATATCCGTTTTGGTATAGCCGATGGAACGGTGATTCTATGCAAAGACGGGTAGCGGATATATGGAATGCGAAAGGACGAGCAAGCAATCATGGCATAGCGACTATAGATGGTTATTATCTTGTTGCTGTGGGTTCATATTTTGGCTCTTGTGGCGACCTTATAAGTTTTACACTGGAAGGCGGAATAAAACTGAATTGCCTTGTTGCGGATGAAAAGAATGCAGGAGATGACAATGGGAGCATTTATGGACATAAGCAAGATTATCCCGCTCCCGGATGGTCAATCATAGAATTTGAGAGCATGGGTGGAAGCGATTACTCAAATTCTGGAGCATTGCTCAATGTAAGCCAATGGAAAGGGAAGAAAGTGACAGCAGCTGTTAACGGAGGAAGATACAAAGGTCTATAAACATATACGAACGTTACGTAGAGCAAATGAGAAGAGCTGGGCGATATTACAATGCTCAGCCACCTCAACTGGGAATTATGATGGATGCGGGAAAGATCAAAATAGATACCATGACGTTGGACAAAAATGATTATCTGATAAATTGTAATCTAAGATTGGACAATAAAAAGAAAATATTCATACATAATTCGAAGCCGCAATCAGCAGAATATATGACGGATTCTTCACATAATGCAACACTGGAAGAATACAAGAAAAATATTTTACAGGAAGGAGACAGAGTCCTTCTTATAAAACTTAATAAACATGAAAAATATGTGGTGATAGCAAAGGTGGTGGCGCCAGAATGATGTTTCCGTTCGTGGACAACGAAGAAGAAGATGAGAAAGAAGAAAATTTATATATTCCACGGGAATATGGAATCAATTTTGAAACCGGCCAGCTTTCTGGAAAGATAGTAGAAGGATACGACGCACTTCTTGTGTGGGTATGGCTGGCATTAAAAACGCCAAGATATAGATACTATATTTATTCAGAGGACTATGGACAGGAATATGAAGAACTTATCGGGAAAAGCTACTCAAAAGAACTGACAGATTCCGAACTGGAACGGATGACAGAAGAGTGTCTGACAGAAAATCCGTATATAACGGGAATTGAAAATTTTACGTGTACAAAAGACGAAGGAAAAGTAACGGTTTCATTTCGACTGATAACAGAGCTTGGAGACGGGGAGGTGAATGCAGAGGTTTGAAGAAATGACATACGAAGCAATCATGCGATCAATGATGAAGGACATGCCAGACGACATTGATACATCAGAAGGCAGCTTGATTTTTAACGCATGCGCAAAACAGGCGGTAAGACTTGAGGAAGCTTATCTGATGCTTGCTGGAATAGAACAGAATATGTATGCAGACACAGCGGACCTGGAACACTTAATCAGGAATGGAAACGACAGAGGATGTTATATCAACCAGGCAACATATGCAGAAATGACTGCTCAATTTAACTGTGAAGTGCCGCTCGGATCACGCTGGAATCTAGATGAGTATAACTACACAGTTTACAACGTGATTGATGAAAAAGAACACACATACCGGCTTGGCTGTGATAGCCCGGGTGCAGAACCGAATCACATAATAGGAGATCTCGACCCGATCGGATACGTAGATAATTTTGAATGGGGAAGAATTATTAAGTGTACATTAGAAGGAAAAGATCAGGAAGAGACAGAAAGCTATCGCGCGAGATTACTTGCGACATATAATTACAGAGGGTTTGCAGGAAATCGTGAATATTACAAAAGCCGTATAAAAGAGTTAAGCGGTGTATATGGATGCAAGCTGAAACGCGTAAAGACACCATCGGACAGAATTACCGTAACCCTCATAGGGCAGGATTACAGAAAACCGTCACAGGACGTTATAAATGCAACACAGACAGCTGTTGATCCGATTGTAAACAGCGGAGAAGGCGAAGGATTTGCGCCCATCGGGCATAGGGTGACGATCACTGGCGTAGAAGAAACTACCGTAAATATAGAGACAACAATCACATGCGAATCCGGATACACCGCTGAGGCTCTGAAAAGCTATATTAACCAGACTATTGATGAATATTTGCTAAATCTGAGAAAAGAATGGGAAAATAAAGAAACAATCATCGTGAGAATACTACAAATCGAGGCAGCAGTTGTAAATATCAAAGGAATCATCGATGTGACAGACACCAAAATCAATGGGAAAGCGGAGAATCTACAGATAACAGATGGAACCGTGCCGGTAAAGGGGGGTATCACATGCATATAAATGTGGAATACCCGGATGTTGTAATAGATATAAGAGAGATAAAAGCGTGCGTTGATGCAGGAGACAACGTTGGAAGGGTTCTTGAAAATTATCTGGAAGAAATTGACCGTAATATTACGATCAAAACAGCTGAAGAATCGGGAATACAGCACAGAGAAAAGATCCTCGGGATTCAACCATTGGATACCGCCAGCCTGGAAGACCGAAAAGTGGAAGTGCTGCTGAGGTGGTGGTCCAGCCCTGTATACACAGAAACAACACTACGCCAGAAACTGGACGCAGTGCTTGGAAGAGAAAACTATATACTGGACATTGAGCTGGATAAAAAACAGGTATCATGTCAGGTTGAAGTGACGCGAAAGTATATGATCAAGGGAGTAGAAGATCTGTTTGAACAGATGGTTCCGCTCGATTATTTGCTAGAAATAACCCTTAGATATAATCAATACAAAAAATATAAACCTTATACATATAAGCAGCTAAAAGAAAAGACATATTACCAGCTGCGGAATGAGGAGGTAACATTTGCAAAAAACAATTAATTATGGATTTCCGAAGCCGGAGGATGATGACTTCTTCAACGTAAAAGATTTCGCAGATATGATGGACAAGGTTGATGAAACACTTGCGAAAGTAGAGAATGCCGGTGGAATTTATGTTGGAGGAACAAACCTTTCTGCAGAAGCTACGATTAACGATGAAGATGCGGAGTATCTTGCTCTGAGTAAAAGTACAAGTGCTATATCCGAGACGCCACTGTTTTCGAAAAACCTTGCACTGAAAATAGGGACATATTCAGTCATGATTCGAATGAAGGTTTCAGATATATCAAAAACAGATTCTGTTATATCTGTAAAAATCAGAAAAGGATCATATACCGGAGAGATCATTAAAGAAATCCGCATTTCGCCAAGTATGTTTGACGAAAATAATAAATATAAGATTTTGGGAACTATTGTAGATTTCGGAGAAGTAAAAAAAGGTACGAAAATGTACATTGAAGCGTCGATCATGAAGACGACAATAATGGAAATAGTAACAATTGACTATATGCTCGTGAACCCGGCTTACACGTCAGTGTCAGCAGTATAGGAGAAGAATAAGGATCATAACAGCTGAATCTTTGAAACGGATCAAAGAAAAAGTAAAAAAAACAATGATGAGCAGAACAGCAGAACAAATGGGAGGTTCACTGAAGAAATATGCATCGCAGGAATATGATTTTGATTTCATGCCGCAGAATGGAAAACAGGTTTCAGATGAGCACATTCAAAAGATTATTGATCCACTTCTGGAAATCAATGATTTCCTGCAAGATAACAGTCTGAGAAAAGAAAGAACTGCTCTTGAAATGACTTTGGAAAGAGCGGAAAATTTCGCAGACAAAATGCTGAACATACAGAAAGATGCAAAGGTATCGGGGTGTAGGGGGAATTGCACAGGTCTATGCGAACTGGCCTGTGCATCTGCCTGTATGGGGTGCGCTTCGTGCTCTGGAAACTGTAGCACTACATGTGGAAAACAGTGCTCAGATGGCTGTTCAGGCGGCTGTGGCGGCTGCACAGGCGGCTGTTCGAGCGGCTGCACACATACATGCGGCGCGGGATGCACTACATCGATAAAAGCTTAAAAGGAGGAAAACAAAAGGGCTTGTACATCTAGTTGCGGAACTCAGTGCGCGACAAGTTGTCAAAATACGACGAAAGGAAATTGCGGAAGCTCATGCGGAACCGCATGCTCAACCAGCTGTAAAACTGGATGCAGTGGGAATTGTGATAGGCTATGCAACAGAGCATGTGAGGATGAATGTACGGGTTGTCAGGCAACATGTGCAGATGACTGTTCGGGTGGCTGCAAAACGGATTGCTTCCAGACCTGCACGACAAATTGTGCGCAGACTTGCGCAGACTGCACAAATGCATGCGGAGGCAATTGCTTTGCAACATGCGCAGATGACTGTTCGGGCGGCTGCAAAAATGGATGTACTGGATGCGGGTACAGTTGTTCATACGATTGCTCTGGATGCTCTGGGACATGTTCAGGATACTGTACTGGATGCGACAATAGATGCACAGCATCGTGTTCGACATCATGCACTGGCTGTTCTGGATGCAGCTCATGCGGAAGTTCATGCGGATCCGAATGTACATCTTCATGCATGGGAGGATGCGCGGAATCGTGTTCAAATAGCTGTTCTACGATTTGCGGAGGATGCAGTACTTCATGCTCGTCAAATTGTTCTACTAATTGCGGAAATACATGCAAAGATACATGCTATGGGCAGGTTTCATCTGCGGTAAAATGACCGACTTGGTCATTTTTTGAAAAACAGGAGGAAGAAAAATGAAGTTAGTTTTAAAAAATAAACAGGAAATAGAAATAGCAGGAATGAACAATTCATTCTCATTTGAAAAATTTAAGGATGGAAAAGGAAATGAATTAAGTTACAACAGCCTTATCACCATGTATGTGGGAGAAAATGAAACTTTTGAATCAGTTAAGAAAAAATTATCAGACGGAAACGACTCGGAATTCACATTAAGCGTTGGGAAAACAAAAAGGGACTTCCCAGGATGGAAAGTGGACGTGATTACAGAGGATTTGTCAGACAGAGGAAGTGTGATCACAATAAAACTTGGAGCGATCTAAAGAAGGGAGAAACTATGAGAAAGATAATTGTAGAAATCGAACGAGAAAAGGCAGAATACATTGAAAGATTAAACTTTGAACTGGGATTTGCAAAAGATGTTATCCAGAGAATTATTGAATCACATCAGAACGATTCGGATATTATTAATTCTGATGCATTTAAAGCATATCAAAAAAAAGGAGCAGAGCTGGAAGCGGAGTACAAACTGGCAGTTCAGGAAATTGAAAAGTTGTATATACCGGGAGCAATAAAGAAGCATAAATATAATTGGATGCTTCCAAACAATTCGACGAAACTTGAGATCAACATAATGTGCAATTGCGAAATCGAAGGTGTTGAAAATGAAAAGAACTGAGCAGTACACGGAGCAATTAAGCAGATTATATCCGGAACTTCATCGAGCAGATGAAAAAGAAAGAATCTTAACACAAACAGTCACCTTCCAGGTGACGGATGACTGCAATCTTGCGTGCACATATTGCTATCAGATCAAAAAAGGAAAACGCAAAATGAGCCTTGAAACGGCTGAGAAAATGATAGATTTACTGTTGACCGGAGAAAAAGGGATGAAAGAATATATCAACCCCCATAAATCTCCGGGACTTATTATTGATTTTATCGGTGGAGAGCCCCTGCTGGAGATTGAATTAATTGATCAGATCTGTAGCTACACAATTAACAGGATGATTGAGCTGAACCATCCGTGGCTTGATAAAACAATGTTCTCTATATGCTCAAACGGAACGCTATATCATGATCTGGAAGTCGGAAGAGTGCTAAACAAATGGAAAAACAGATTGTCTTTCTCGGTTACAGTTGATGGAAACAAAGAATTACATGATTCCTGCCGCATATTCCCGGATGGAAGCCCATCATATGACTTGGCAGTATCTGCTGCAAAAGATTGGATGAATAAAGGAAATTACATGGGTTCAAAGATCACTATCGCGCCGGCCAATGTCATGCATACATACGATGCGATTGTCCATATGTTTGAACTGGGATATTACGAAATAAATGCGAACTGCGTATACGAGGATGGATGGAAACCAATTCACGCCACCGTACTATATAACGAAATGAAGCGTCTCGCGGATTACATTCTGGAAAATAATATGGATTTCGAAAATGATTATTATTGTTCGCTGTTTGAAGAGGAGTTCTTTCATCCGAAACAGGAGGACGATCTGGAGAATTGGTGTGGCGGAAACGGAGTGATGTTGGCCGTAGATCCGGCAGGCATTATATATCCGTGTTTGCGCTACATGGAAAGCTCTCTGGGAAATCAACAGGAACCTTATTCAATCGGAGATGTAGATCATGGAATCTGCCAGACGGAATGCGACAGATGCCGCGTAGAGCGTTTGAAAAAAATTGACAGGAGAACACAGAGCACAGACGAGTGCTTTAACTGTCCTATCGCAGAGGGATGCAGCTGGTGCACTGCATACAATTACCAGATTTTCGGTACACCGGACGCCAGGGCAACATATATTTGCATTATGCACAAAGCAAGAGCACTGGCGAATGCCTATTTCTGGAATAAATACTACAGAAAAAATAAAATCAATAAAAGAATGAAACTATACATTCCGAAAGAATGGGCACTGGAGATTATCACGGAAAAAGAATGGAATTTGCTAAAGAGGGAGGCAGAAGAGGAATAATATAATAACTGCTGTTTTTTCAGAAGCAGAAACAAATATTCGAGCCGAAACAGCGTGGCAGTGGGATTATGGACAAATTTTAAGAATTCAGGGACTTACTCTACGGCCGGCTATTGAGATACATTTCTCATTAGAAGAAACAGGTGGAACATCTGTAACAAGAATAGGAACAACGAAAGATTCTGTAACAGATGTGACAATTCCGGATTCTATGCTGGAAAACGAAGGAATCGACCAAAATTACAAAATATACGCATTTATATACCTGAGTGAAAACAATTCTGGAAACACAGAACATAAAATAACCATACCGATAAAAGCAAGACCAAAACCTGAGGTTCCTGGAACACCAGAAGAACCGGAACTCTTCCGGAAAGCAGTCGAAGCCGTGAGTGAAGCAGCTGGAAGAGCAGAAAAAGCCCAGGAGCAGGCTGAAGCATGGACACATGGACACGAGAAACATCCGGAATGTGATAAAAATAATGCAGAATATTACGCAGATCAGGCGAAACAAGTTGCTACAAAGAACGGATTCTGCCATATGGAGATAAAAGAAGACGGGCATTTGCATTTGTCTCGTACAGAGAACATCGCACAAAGTCTGGATTTTAAAATAAAAAAAGGAAGGCTGGAGGTTGAAATGTCATGATAACAACAGATCTTGGTAGCGTAACAGCTTATGCAGATGCGGTAGAACAGGGCTACACAGGAACCCGTAAAGAATTTGGTCAGGTGATGGCTAATTTCGCAGATTCTGCAACACAGGTTGCAGAAGATAGAACTGCCGTAGAAGCTGCAAAGACATCCGTAGAAAAAATGCAGTCAGATGTAACACAGAAACAGGAGACTGTGACTTTAAATATGAACACAGCTGTTGAAGCCGCTGAAAAGGCAAAACAGTCCGAAAGTAATGCAGATACATCAGAACAGGCCGCTGCTCAGTCTGAACAGAACATCAACAATACCGTGGCAGCTTTTGATAGTCATGTCGAAGAAAAGAAAAGCGAAGCAGGTACAGCAATAAATAAAGTAAAGGATGCCGCAGTGAAAGCTGTGACAGATCAGCAGTCAACGTCTGTTCAGGCAGTAAAAGACCAGACAGCATCCTACATTACAGAAAAAGAAACATCTGCTAAGACAGAAATTGGAAACCACACTTCGGAGAAGATTGCAGAGATCAATAAAAAAGCATCTGAAGCAAACACAACACTGGCAAACACGATCGCAGATGGAACTTCTCTCAAAATACAGCTGGAAGCGACCATTTCCTCAGCAGACACAAGTAAGAAGAATTTAGATGCATCCAACACGGCAGCAGGCAAAACCAAAACCGCCCTGGATACATCAAACACAACAGCAACCAAAACAAAAACAGATCTGGATGCAACAAATAAGACCGCAACAAGCCTGGATACATTTCTGGGAACTAAAATTACAGAGGGAACACAGCTGCAAGAAGATCTCCAGGAAACCGGAGAGACTGCGGTAAACAACATTCAGGCAGAAGCAAATAAACAGATCCAGAATATTACTGCAGCTGGCGGGGGAATTGAAAACGCATTATCAAACTTTTTTGCCCTCCGCAGGACTGGAAAAGTATATACAACGAGAATCTACAAGTATGACACTTCTACCAGTCCAACAGGCGTGAAACTGAACGACAATGAAGGACTGGTGAGAAAACCGTCCACAAATACAGCAATCGGACAGGATGATTACAGGGAGATTGGCGTATTCATGCACTTTCCATGTAATTTTACCGTAGATAATAAAGGCTTTAACCATGTGACTGCACTGCAGGGACAACCGGATTTCAAAAAGACCGGAAAAGTAGATGTGGGAGAGGTCACAATGTCCGCATGGGTTGGAATCACAGACAATCCTGAGTATGTAGATTATCATTATTCAGACAGTCCGAACGAAGCCCTTGGCCTTAGACCAATGGGAGAGTCAATTAATCCAGACGGAACAATTTCACCTTTTATGATCCACGGAAAATACGGAGCCGGAGACATTGATGGAGTGCCGTACAGCTCCGCTGGATTGATTCTGGCAAACGGAAGCCAGAAAGGAGGAAAACCAGTATCATACACAGGGCTGATCGCATACATGAGAAAGAAAGGCTCAATGTACGTGGGAACAACAAACTGGGATCTCTTTTACAAACAGCTCATGATGATTATTTTATATGCAACAACGAACAGCCGAAGCGTTATGGCTGGATGTAATTCTTATTCAATGCAGGAAATGGCAGCAGTTGCAGAAACCGGAGTAACAAGAGTGATTCTCCCAAAAGCAAAAGCCAACAATTATATTGTCGGGTCTTATGTATCTGTCGGGGATATTGGTTCAAATACAAATAAAGACAGATATTACGCATACATGCACAATCTTGCATATGACGTTAAGATCTTGAAGATCGAACCGGTAGACGATACAAATTCTGCAATATATTTGGATACAGAACCATTCAACACGACATTAACAACCTGCATCTCAACAATGCCGTGGCGGACCGGCTCAACTGACAGCGTGCTTGGATCAGACGGATCACCGTTCTCAAATACAGATAATAAGAATCCATTTAAGATCCAGGGAATCGAAACTGGATACGGGGCTTATGAAGTTCTCAGCAATGTATTTATGGATATTGTTACAGATGAAGACGGAACACCAAAGAGAGACGTATACATCTGTATGGACGCGTCACTGCTTACAACAGATATGAATGTAGCAAAGACACGATATAAGAAAGTAGCGGCTCAGGTAACATACACTGCAGCATCCTGGAAATACATATCAAAATGCTTTGTTGATCCAGCTCTGGGAATCATGGTACCGACGGAAACAAAAGCCGGAAGCACAACAGGATTCTGCAACGGACTGTATACAGATGCAAGTACAAGTGGACAAAGAGAATGGGTGTCCCTGGGCTATCTGAACGATGGCACGATTTACGGCCTCTGGATTCTGCTTGCGAACTTTGGCGTTGGCTTTGCGGGCTGGGCTATCGTCTCCGGCGTTTCACCGAACGGCACGCGGGGTGAATGGCAGGCGGCAGCCTGACAGAGGGGCTGTCCCCTCTATGTAACTGACAACTAATCAACTGTGAAAAGCAGAATAGCAATAAATTACGGACTTGTAACACGAGGTAGCGGTTCCTGTTCCCTGGCTGTCCCTGGGCAATCTGAACAATGGCACGATTTACGGCCTCTGGATTCTGAATGCGAACAATGGCGTTGGCAATGCGAACTGGAATATCGTCTCCGGATTTTCTTGAAAATGACTTGATATTTGTGTTACATTTCGCTCCGCAGGACGGAGCCTGCAACAGCAGCGTGGGGCATCACCGAAATTTGATTGAAGCCGAACCTTGTGATCGGGAGCATAGGGGCCTGAGACAAGGACCATGAATGCAGTTGATTCATGTGTGGGGTGAGTAGAAAAACCGAAAACCCCTTATATCAAGAAACGAATGAAACGGTATTGTAAAAACATAACATTAGATCAGAACTTTATAACCGCATGTATCTACGAATGTCTAAGCGATAAATGGAACCGTATGGATACAGCCAGATTTCTGGCAAACTATACGAATATCATTACAGCCAGACAGATACACAGAATTATAAAAGAAAACCTTAAAGACTGGTTACATAATTTAGTCTGCACAGCAGCGGCAGGAATGGAAGAAGAAATAAAACTGAGAAAAGTATCTTTTGATCCTATAAAGACAAGCGCAAGACTGGATGGAAATTCAGGAAAAGTAAGAGATATAGGCGTTGAGTGCATAAAACAGCAGATATACGATTATGTAGCCACAAACGGATTGAGAGAACTATTTGAAAGAAAAATAGGAACTTATCAGTGCGCAAGTATTCCAGGAAGGGGACAGGTTTATGGAAAGACAGCAATTGAGAACTGGATCCGTAAGAATCCGGGCAAGACCAGAATAGCAGCAAAGGGAGACGTCCGGAAATGTTATCCATCCATTAACAGGAGAAAACTGAAAAGAATGTTAGAGAAGCAGGTCAGAAATGAGGATCTGCTTTATTTGACTTTTGTTTTAATTGACTCATTCAATCAGGGACTGTCAATTGGATCATACTTGAGCCAATGGCTCTGTAATTATTATTTGAGCGCAGCTTATCATTATGCTGCTGAAAAGCTGTTCAAGAGGAAGAAACACCGAGACGGAACAATAGAAGAAATCAGGCTGATTAATCATGTATTGTTTTATATGGACGACTTCCTGCTGATCGGAAGCAGAAAAGCGGATGTCAGAAAAGCTATGCAGCTGCTTATTAAGTACATGAATGAATATTTGGATCTGATAGTAAAACCGAATTGGAAACTGTTTCAGATTGACTGGATAGATAAGAACGGAAAACATCATGGAGAGCATATTGACATGATGGGGTTTAAAATATACCGGGACCACACAGAAGTAAGAAGAAGCATTTTTCTAAGAGGACGCAGAGCTTTTATCAAAGCTGGCGAATATGTAGAGAAAGGCAAACTGATACCTCTGACTCTGGCGTACCGTTGCATAGCATATTACGGATGGTTCAAACATTCTGACTCTGAATATTTCAGAGAGAAATATAACATAGACAAGATATTTGAGAAAGCAAAAAGGAGGGTAAGTCGTGAAAGCAAGATTTACAGAAAAGCAGGATCCTGTAACCTGGAATGCGCTGCCTGATGGAAACGTGGATGTAATGATATGTCTGAACGAAAAGACTGTTACAGAAACTTATCCGGATACAGATCCGGAGACAGAACAGACAGTATTCGAATATGATTTTAACCAGTTCCGGGAAAGACAGGAGAAGATCTCAGAGGAAACTGTAAGAGCATCCCCGGAAAAATATCTGAAATATATTCCGGAGAAAGAAAAAAGCACTGAACAGAAAATTGCAGAGCAGGCAGAACGGATTGAAATGCTGAAAGACTGTCTGCTGGAAATGAGCGAACAGGTTTATGCGTAGAAATTTAATTATAATGTTATTGAGCAAAGGAGATAAAGAAATGATGGCAAAATTATGGGTTACTGAAATTTTAAGTAAAGATACTATTGAAGAAGCAAAAGAGGAATATAACAGAGTTCCACGTCTGTTAAAAGAAAAGGTAAAAAAACTCCTTATTGATGCGGGCATGGAGGAAATCGTTGAAGAATGACAAAATTACAGATCATAAGCAAACTCTGGTCCATCATCTTTGACCTGGTCCTGCTTGCAAACGGCCAGAGCAATAAAACTCTGCAGGAGATTGAAAAGGACATTGATCTAGTAGAATTTAATTGCCGTAAATATGCAGATGTTGACGATGATGAACTGCCAGAGAATATAAGAGCAGAGCCACTGAAAGACATATTACCGTTTTAAAATTGCGCCGGCGCAAACCGGAGAAAGAGTGAAACAGTGAAAGAAATACTCATGCAGACATATACTATTGTATTACCGGTTCTTTTAGGGTATATAGTCTGGCTCTTGAAAAATCAGAAGAAAGATCGGGACGCAAATAGTAAGGGGACTATGCTCCTGCTCCGCGTACAGATGATAGAGTATCATGCAAAGTACACAAAGTTCGGAAACATTCCATCGTATGCGTACCAGAACTTCTGTGAAATGTACGACGCCTATCATGCGCTGGGCGGGAATGGCATGGTGACCAAAATGAAGCAGGAAATTGATGAATTACATATCAAACAAAAAGGAGAATGACTATGGAACAGATCATTAACTATGTAAAACCGGAACTAATCGTAGTAGCAATTGCCTTATATTTTGTAGGAATGGCACTCAAACAGGCGCAGGCAGTAAAAGATAAGTATATTCCGCTTATCCTTGGCGGAATCAGCATTGCAATCTGCGCGATCTATGTGTTTGCCACCTGCACCTGCGGTACCGGACAGGATATTGCAATGGCAATCTTTACAGCAATCACACAGGGAATCCTGATTGCTGGTCTTTCTACATATGTGAACCAGATTGTAAAACAGGCAAATAAAGACGAATAGGGGATGAGAAACCATCCCTTTTCTCCCTATGAAAGGAGACGGACATGGAAATAAGAGGAATAGACGTTTCGGCATGGCAGGGAGCAATCGACTGGGATACCGTAGCAAACTACGGAATGGACTTTGCAATACTCCGGATCACAGAAGCCGGAAACGTGATTGATAGCTGCTTTGAGAAAAATTACTCCGGATGTCAGAAACATAACATTCCAACCGGAGCATATAAATACAGTTATGCCATGACAGTTGCGGAGATACAGAGCGAAGCCAGAAAAGTAGTGAAAGTTTTGAACGGGCGAAAACTGCAGTATCCGGTCTGGCTGGATTTGGAATGGAATAATCAGAGAAGCCTCGGAGCTGAACAGATCCATAAATTGGCAGAAGCATTCGAAAAGATTATCACGGCAGCGGGATATAAATTTGGTA